AGACTTTTAAGAGCCTTATTAAGAAGAAAATTTCATTAAAAACTTCAAGTCTTAACAGTAAGTATATTGACTTTGAATCGTTCTGGTATCGTGAGTGGAACGATGCGAAAGAGAAGGAAGAATTTGAGTTAATGTGTAAATTCTTAGGCGTAAAACTTGAAGATTTTGAGCCTTATATGGAACCTGAGACAAAGGTAATTGAAGAGCAGGAGGAAGAAGATGGCGAATAGTTTGGTTGAAGTAAAACAGCAGAGTATAGCGACATTCTTAGCGGAAGATAGCGTTAAGGAAAACGTTAAGAAAATAGTCGGTGATAAGGACGCGCAGAAGTTTATATCAAGCGTTGTTTCAGCCGTACAGACAAACCCTGATTTAGCGAAGTGTACAAATAAGAGTTTGCTTAACGCAGCGCTTTTGGGTTATTCGCTTAATTTGCCCCAGAGTCCGCAGATAGGCATGTTTTATATGGTTCCTTTTAAGAACAAGAAGAAGGTAACGGATGAAAAGGGCAAAGAAACAACAGTCGAAGTGACAGAGGCAACGTTTCAGTTGTCATATCGTGGGATGCTTCAACTTGCTATGAGGTCCGGACAGTATCAGAAGATACACGTTACGGATATTAGAGAAGGCGAATTGAAGTCCTATAACCCTATTGAAGATGAATATGAGTTTAATCCTGAAACGGATATGGAAGCACGACTCAAATTAAAGGTTATCGGATATTATGCGTACTTTGTTCTTGTTAACGGTATGAGAAAAACTCTTTATTGGTCCCGTGAGCAGATGGAAGAACACGCTAAGAAATATTCCATGTCATATAGAAACGGATGGAACTCTTCTTTGTGGAAATCGGACTTTGACAAGATGGCGTATAAGACAATGCTAAGACAACTTATATCGAAGTACGGTCCTATGTCAGTTGAAATGGAAAAAGCCTACGTGGGCGATCAGTCGGTTATTGATGATAACGGAAACCCTGATTATGTGGATAACGTTCCCGACGAACCGACAGCAGGGGTTAACCCTTTTACGGAAGGCGGGATTATTGATGTTGAAGAAAGTGAGGTAGTCGAAGTTGGAAAAGATGCAGAAGAAGTTTTCCCTAACGCCTGATAACTATTACTCATTGACTGCCGACCGAGAGTATTGCAGTGCGAGTCAGTATTTAAACATAATCGGACGTCCGAGTATTCCAGGTTGTGAGGCGAGAGCCATGGCAACGCTTAACGGAGAGTATGAAGAAGAAACAACAAAGGCTATGTTAATCGGTTCCATACTTGACACTCTTTGGGAACTTGACGACTTGCCTCTTGAGGAAAAATTAAACATTATCGCAGATAAATTTCCTGAGTGTGTATCATCCAGGGGCGCCACTAAGGGAGAGTTAAAGAGCGAATATAAGCAGGCACTTAACTTATATCAAAGAACCTTAAACGATCCGTTGTTTTGCAAGTTTATGAGTGGCGAAAAACAAGTGATTATGACCGGGGAAATCGAAGGACTGCCGTTCAAGATTAAGATGGACTCTTATATCCCTGATGTTGCAATAGTCGATTTAAAGACTACACAAGACGCAAGCAGGAACTTCCGTAAATACATAGCGGATAGCGGAAATTGGGAAACATTTTATAGGTCTTTGAGTTATGACATTCAACTTGCTATTTATCGTGAAATAGTACGTCAGAATACAGGCAAAACGCTTAGAGCATATATCGCTTGTGTGGACAAAAAAGAGCATCCGTTACCGCAAATTATCGAGTTATCACCTAAGTTGTTGGATGATGCGTTGGAAACAGTAAAAGCGCATATACCGACTATTAAGATGCTTAAAAGCGGTGAAGTCAAGAACTATTGTAGATGCGAAGAGTGTGACTATTGCCGTGATACCTATAAATGCAAGGTTTTATCATCGGAGGAATTTGAAACAAGTGACAACTAAAAGTATCATTACGAATTTTGAAAATATGAGTGTGTTTTCTGGCTGTTATCCAGCTGAGTGTAAACATCATTGTATATTCGGGAACGGACTTAGAGAACTTGCCGAAGAGGATGGTATTTGGATCCCTTTATTGAACAAAGAACACAATATGTCAAGCAAGGGAACTATATATCAAATACATGGAAACCCGGCAGCGGAAAAGTTGTCAAAAATGGTAGGTCAACTTGCCTGGGAAAAACACTATATCGCAGAAAAATATTCGGTTCCATTTGATGATATAGAAGAAGAAGCAAGAGAGGCATTTAGGAACCGTTATGGTCGCTCTTGGTTATGAAAGGACTTTAACGAATGTCAAGGGATCCACCTGAAAGAAGTCTCTGTTATGGAATTTATTATTATCACGGTCACGGGGCGTCAATAAAAGGCGCCCTGTATAGAGGGAAGAATGATTTACGAAGTTGTAATTGAAGGTAATTTTTGGGGCAAAAATAAGACGTTTCCGAGTTGGAATGACGTATTAGCACAATACGGACGCAAGCCACAAATAGGCAATAGAACCAAACAGGAAATGCAGATGATGTGTGTTAATGCTATCAGGCGTCAATTAAACGTGGTTATTGATAAGCCTATTAAACTGACATACACGTTTTACGAACCAGACGCTAAAAGAGACTTAGGAAACATACTTTTTGTTGACAAAATTTTCGAAGATGCGATGCAAGTATGCGGAGTCATTAAAAACGATAACCAGCAGTTTGTAAAAGGCATTACTGCGAATGAAGTAATTATTGATAAGGACCGACCGAGAGTGGTTGTTGAAATAGAGGAATTAGACAATGAAATGTTGTGAAAATTGTAAAAATGCTGTTTATGATAGCGTCCCGTATGGATCCACGAGTGCGGACTATTTAAGCGGTTGTAGATATGAAGATGAAGTGACAGAAGATGAAGCGGAAAATAACGTCGAATGTCACAAGTGGGAGGAAGAAGAAAGTACGAGTGTTTTCACTGCGGACAACGAACTGTAATTTGGGACGGTGATTTTGACTTTGAAGATTACGGACTTGAAGGCGAAGGAATTGTCCATACATGTCACTGTATGAATTGTGGCGCTCAGATTACGTATGAGGTTCCTGCAAACAAAGAGGAAAAAGATGATAAAACTGTTTAACGATAATTGCATAAATGTTTTATCGAGCGACGTTTTTAGGACACTTGTTGACGGAAAAGACGTAGTTATTGTTACGGATCCGCCGTTTAATATTGGGTACCACTATAAGACCTATAAAGACCGGTTAAAAGAGGCTGAATATCTTGAAATGTTAAAGCAGATTTTCAATGATTATCCGTTTGTAGTTATCCATTATCCAGAAGAAATTTATAAGATAGCACAAACAGTCAATAAAGTGCCTGAGAGAGTTGTTTCATGGGTATATAACTCAAACACTGCGAAGCAACATAGAGACATAGCGTTTTTTGATGTGGGACCGATTTTTACACAAGTTATTCAACCATATAAAAACCCTACAGATAAGCGCATTAAAGAGCGTATAGCCCGCGGAATTAGGGGGGGGCGGTTATACGACTGGTGGAATATAAATCAGGTCAAAAACGTCTCAAAAGATAAAACTTCACACCCTTGTCAGATGCCACAAGAAGTAATGAATAACATTATTGGTATTTTGCCTAAGAATGAAAACTTAATTGTTGTGGATCCGTTCATGGGAAGCGGTACTACAGGAATTGCTTGTAAAAAGTATGAAGTTGATTTTATAGGAATTGAACTTGATACGGATTATTTCAAAATTGCCAGGGACCGGATAGAAGGTTACGGCAAGCAAATAAAATTATTTGAATGAAAGAAGGTTATTAAATTGGCTATATACAGAAGCGTACAAATGACATTCTGGACGGATGCAAAAGTAGTAGATACCTTTACGCCGGAAGATAAGTATTTTTACTTATATCTGTTTACTAACCCACATACAAACTTGTGCGGTTGCTATGAAATAAGTAAAACGCAAATGTCAATAGAACTTGGGTACTCGAAAGAAACCATAGATAGGTTGATAGATAGATTTTCTTCCGTTCATAAAGTTGCCATATATGAGAATACAACAAAAGAAATGTTAATCATAAATTGGCATAAATATAATTGGACAGAATCAGACAGATTTAGGGTTGCATTGAAACGTGAAATAGACAATATTAAAAGCCCTGAATTTAAGGATTATTTAACAAGGATATATGACGGTGATGATACTGTATCGATACCGTATTCATACGGTATGGATACAACTGTTACTGATACTGTAACTGTATATAAAGATATATTTAATAAATCTATAAATAATACTTTAAATAATAAAAAAGAAAAACCTATAAAAAATATAATCCCGCCTACTGTAGAAATGGTTAAGCAGTATTGTGAAGAGAGACAGAATGGGATAGACGCCGAAAGGTTTTGTAACTTTTATCAGTCTAAGGATTGGAGAATCGGGAAAGACAAGATGAAAGACTGGCAGGCAGCGGTTAGGACCTGGGAAAGCAAACGAAAGCAGGACGCTAAAAATGATGAATGGTGGAAGAACGCATGACACTTGAAGAATGGATGAAAATGGTCCGTCACTTAAAGACCGTTTATACAAACGACAAATTCATACCTACGAAAGATATTGCTGAAATGTGGTTCGAGTATTTGAAGGATATGGACTTCACGTATATCAAGAAGGCGGTTAAGAACTGGGTTGAGATAAGCGAGTATTATCCGACGATAGCGGATATTCGAACGAAAGCACTTGATTATAAATCGGCGGACATGGCAAAACTGCAAGAACTTAAAAACATATTTCAGGCGTGTCATTCTTGGTACCCGGTGAACTTAACGGACGTGGATGATTGGCAGACTTTCAAGCAGGCTATAACGAGTGAACGTTTTGAAGAAGCAAAGACAAAAGCCTTAAAAATCAAAAGCAAGATTATGAACTCAAGCGAATTAATAAAACCATTTAAGGAGTATGTCAATGAAATTAGCAGAGCAGAATGTGATTAGTGGGTTATTAACCCTGGAAGATACAGATTATGTGTTCGACTTCTTAGAGCCTCAAATGTTTGAAGATGGGATCCTTGGAAAAATGTTTTACCTTCTCAAGCAGGCAAATATAACTAAGACACCAGCGGACATAACTTATTTGGGACAACGACTGACAGATTATCCTGAGGACTTAGTTGAACAGACGATAGCCGAGATAGTGGAACTTATGCCTATGGGTTTTCAGTTGAAGGCAGACGTTAACACAATTCTATCGGACTATCAAGCGAGAGAGGCAAACAAAATTGTTTCGGAAGTTTCGATTAACGGCGGGAACGTAGTTGAGAAAACAGAAGAAATGATTAGGCGCCTGGGTGAAGTTGTTAGAGTTGAATGTAAAGGTCAGACACTTTCGCAAATGGTTGAGAAACACAAGACGGGTTGTTTTGTACCAAAAGAAAACGGTGTCAAGATTGGGTTCGCTGAAATTGATGCAGACTTGGGCGGGTTAGAACCTGGGGACCTGATTATGATAGGCGCCAGACCAGCGGTAGGAAAGACAGCGTTTGCTTTACAAGTTGCAGATACCATTTCGAAGAGTGGAAAGAAGGTTATTTATTTTAACCTGGAAATGACAGAGTTGCAGATTTACCAAAGAATGATAGCCAGGGAGTCAGGAATACCGCTTTACAGAATCCGAACAGCCCAAAAGTTTATGAACGATGAAGAAGAGATTAGGTTTTCGACAGCGAATGACGTATTAGCCAAACAGGATAACTTAACTTTCGTAACGGGCGGACAAACGGTATCGGAGATAAGAAGATCCGTGAAGTCTCAAAATGCCGACGTGGTTATTATCGACTATTTACAACTTTTGGTACCCGAAGGAAATTACAGGGGCAACAGATACGCCGAAGTCGGGCAAATATCTCACGGACTGAAAGCAATAGCCAGGGACTTAAATATTCCGGTCATAGTCTTAACACAACTTAATCGAGAATCGGAGAAGAACAAAACTAAGGAACCGACCATGGCAGAGATTAGAGAGTCGGGAGACGTTGAACAGGATGCAAGTGTAATTCTCTTAATGTGGAATACCGACGAAGATGATTTTTCGAAGAAGGGGATTAAGTTGGAGAAGAACCGCCAGGGAACCAAAGGCAAATATAAACTCGACTTCATGGGTGCAGAAATGAAATTTGTAACAGGCGGATGGGAAGAAACAACAGACGAGGACCTTCCCTTTGAATCAGACAAGGAGTGATTATGCAGGGCAAATTCACTAAGGACTCAGCAGAATTTAAAATGTTTGGCGACTTCTTTAACTTGTGTAAAGAGTTTTGGGGAGTCGAAGAATCAAGAGAATATTGGGAGTCCATTGTTAACAAAACAGATGAATTTATAAAAAAATACGAGACTGACACTAAAGGATTTTCAAAGCGACTTGGCTATGCGCTTTTATGTCAGCAGGAAAAGATTTATTACGATACTCACCAGGCTTCACAGAAGGGGCAAGACAAAGAGAAAAAGGGTGTCAACGATAAAATTACCACGAAGAAAAAACAGGGGCAATAAAGGACAAAATTTGAAGAATAAGAGAGGATTAATATTATGGGACTTTTTTTAACAGACTATCAGAGACAAAGAAGAGAAGAAATAGCATTTAGAGATTATGACTTGCATATTGACGACGACGATGATTTTGACCTGGAAGAAGATGAAGATGATGATTACGACTTAGACGATGATGATTAATCTTAGGGGTGATTAAATGGGCGAACATATTAACCATTTTTTCGAAGGAATGTTGCAGTGGCAATATGACGATGGACTTGTGTATATAAACGGGCGTGATGTATGCGCATTTATTATCGGGTTTATCTTTTGTTGGATCCTTTGCTATCTGGCAACAAATATTGATGAATGGAGGAAGAACAGATGAATACGGTTAAAAATTATGCAGTTGTAGGGGGCTTTTCTGAGAGAATCAGAGAAGTGGTTTTAGGAAGTGACATGGATTTGACAGTGGTTGCTAAGAGACTTCAAATTCCGAGAAGTACGATGTGGGGCTATATGTATAACGACATTATGCCAAACTCAATGAATCTGTATAAGATAGCGTCGAATTTTCATGTTAGTACGGATTGGCTTTTAGGGTTAACGGACGAAAAGACAGATACCAGATGGATCCCCGAAGAACTTAATAAAAGACAGATAGAAGAAATCGGCAAAGAGCAGGGAAAGATAGCGGTTGCTAATTTCGTAAAGTCCATACGTCTTAAAAAGGGAATGTCACAAAGAGATTTTGCTGAGTTTATAGGCGTTAGTGAAAAAACAGTTTTCTTGTGGGAGAAGGAAACAAGAATTAAAGGCAAAATTAAAAAATTGCGTGATGTGGACAAAGAAAAAGTCGGTGAATCAATAAAGAAATTTAGAGAATCCAAAGGCATGACAAGATTTGAATTTGCTGAATATCTCGGAGTTGAAGTTAGGACCGTAGGTTATTGGGAAACCGGAAAGAGTTTGCCGACTGAAATGAACAGATACGCATTACAAAGTGTCGGATGGGAGGGCTTAAATGGCAAGACAATTTCTAACAGTTAAGTGTAAATCCGAAGATGATGCGGATCTTGTTTGCAGATTTTTACAGACCTGGTGGCACTTAGACGCTTCCGATTGGGATATTTACGAAAGACACCCTAAATGGGTTGAGGGAACGCTTTATGTAAAGGCAACTTATGAAAAGGCGGTTTATTACAGTGCTAACGGTGACGGGTACCCAGGCGGGTTGTTTATTGAGGACGCTATTGACGAAGAAGATTTGCAGGAAGAAATCAAACGAAGAATGGAAATTGACGTTACGGTTTGTAGCGAGATCGGAGAGTGAAGATGATTATTACAAAATGCGACAGATGCGGTGCCGTGATGGAACCTTTTAAGGACAAAGAAAGTGTTGATTTAAACAAGGATGATTGGAGATACAGCATTGTGCGTGATAACTTCCCTTATCCTGAAAGCAAAATTGATTTGTGTTTGAAATGCAGTAGTGAATTGGCTGAGTGGGTGAAAGGGCAAAAAAAATGAAATATACATGCAGGGAATGTGACAAATATCTTGATTGCAAATTTAACGGCAGGAAAGGAAGTTCGCAAATTTGCAAAGATTTTACTAACAATTTAAAGATGATTAGGGAACTTAAAAAGATAAAGGCAGAAATCGAAAAAAAACAAGAAGAAGTAATCGGAATCAATCAAAAGGCAAATTTTCAAAATGAAAATGATTATGGATTGTATTTTGGTTATGAATCATCAATAGGAATCATCGACAATCATATATCCGAACTGAAAGGCGGTGCAAAATGAAACATAACTACATTGACGGAAAAGGCAATTACCATAACGAAC